AAAGCTCTTGCCGAGCGGAACTCCAGCTAATGTACCAGCAGCTTTTGCGGTCTCGAAGAACGCCTCCTGCTGCGCCTGACCGGCCAAGCCTCGACGCTCCAGAGAGATCCAGTCCTGTGCCTTAATGACGCCTGCGCCTAGGGCCTGGCTCATTTGGATCAAAGCCCCGGCCATAGACTCCGCATCTGCGCCAGCAAGAGCCGCTGAGTTAGCAAAACCCTTCACATAAGAAACTGCAGTATCGAGGTCAACACCAGCTGCTGTTGCAGAACCAATGTTATGGGTCATTTGCGCGAAGTTGTAGATGGTCTTGTCTGAGTATTCGTTCAGATTATCAAGAGCGTCATTAACTTCAGATAGAGTTGTTCCGTCTTTACGGGTGTTTGCCAAGATCGTCTGAATCGACTTGATGTTCGTCTCGTATTCATTAAACCCAGCAGTAACCTGGTCTAGGCTAAGTGATTTACCGAGCTGAATACCAGCATCTACGACCTTATTTGTAATGTTCGAAATGGCGGATATAGCCACAACACTTAGCGCACTAAACTTAGCGCTTATGCCGTCGACCGCATTCCCGAATACGCTAAAGTTTACGCTACTTGCCCCTGCCTGAATATCAGAGAAGCCTTTGTTTGCGCCGGCGAACTTTAGGCTGTCGTTAAGCTTGCTCAGAGTGCCAATAGTATCGGCGACTTTCTTCTCAAACGCAGCGTTGTCAAATTCCATCTTAACAACTCTATTATCTACACTAGCCATGATTCACCGTCCTTTCTTCAGTATTGTTTTAGCTCGTACCACACCGCTTCCGCGATTTTGTCAAATATAGGTTTTATGGCCGGGTTGATGTAGTCATACCCAGCAACATAGCCGCCAGTTCCGGTAGCGTGACCGTATTGTAGAATAACCGCAATATTAACACCATCTATAGTGTTGCTATTTGTCCAAAATATAGTACTTTTCTCTTTGTCTCGCACAACCGTGTAATCCCAAGACCTTGCTGTTTTACCAGTTGAGGTTGGTGTTGCAATCTGCAATGCGGACACGCCTTGCGCGCCGTAAGCATGAAGCTTTCTATCGATATCGTCTTGGACGCCTTTGTACTTCTCAAGGTACTTATTAACGTTTTTGAAATCGCCTGACGAACTTACGTTAATCATCAGACGTAATCAAACGTGATCGTGAACATTGGCTTAATGCTATCAGAAGCCAAAGAACCCTCAAACTTCATGTAGTTACCGGTCGTTGAACCGACAGTAGATGTGTACGATCCAGTAGTACCTCCAAGAAGAAGCCCACGACCGCTATTTATCATATCGTACCCATGTTGAGCGGCCAAAGTAATGGTCCTAGCGGTTGAGAACCCCCAACCAGAAACATCATACGTCACAACTGGATTCCAGTCAAACGTTGCCGCGATAGTCGACATTGTTCCTGACCCCCAGCTAGAAGCCGGATAACTCAAAGACCCGATATACATATTTCCTGTTGGGCCAGTACTACCAGCAGTGCTCTGCCTGGTCAATCTTAAAGATATACTTTTAATTACCGGTCTTGTTTGGATTACCTGATCCGCGAAATGAGTGCTATTACCATCGGTAGGAACGCCTATAGACACAATGCTAGCGAAGTGGTAAGGGTAAGTGCCAGCAAAAGCGCCAATAAAGACATCATTATCATTGGCCGTCGTAGTAAACGCATTGCTAGTACCATTTCTCAGGTTGTTTGTAGTAAACGCATAGTATGAGTACGTTACCGGATCTGACTTATTCCAAGCTGTAACCCACGACGAACCATTCCAATACTTAACCGCATTTGGGTTAACCCAACTGGCACCATTCCAATACTTCAACGCTGTACCGTCGGGAACTGTCACCCATGAAGATCCATTCCATCGTTTTAGAATAGACATCAGGTATCAATCCAAATGCCACCAGTTACACCTGCAGGGGCGCTATTTTGAACGAATATAAAACTCTGTTTACTATAATCAACGGCGCCATAAGACAAGTGTTCGTTGTCAATTGAGAGGTTGACATAGTGCTCTGAGTTAATGGAGTCGTTTGCAATCTTTGTGCCGTCGACTGCATCAGCTCCCAACTTTGCGTTGGTGACGCATCCTGAAGCTAGGTGTTCAGCGTCGATTGATCCTGCCGCGTAGTGCTCTGAGTTGATTACGTTGTCGCCAATCTTTGCTGCGGTCACGCAGTCGTTTGCCAATTCGGTGGCGCCTACTGCGTTAGCAGCAATCTTCACCGCAGTGACTGAATCTGTCGCTAGATTAACTGCGGTAATCACCCCGGTGGCGATTTGCGTGCTCGAGGATATAGCATCGGTAGCAATCTTAGAAGATGTAACGGCGTTTGTTCCGATCTTGTTTTCAGTCACAGACCCCGTACCAAGCTTAGTCTCCGTGACCGAGCCGGACGCAAGTTGTGTTTCTGTGATGGCGCCTGCCGAGTGTGCAGTAGCTATCGCAGCGTCAAGAGTCGCTTGTGATACTTCGCCGATCGGGCCTTCAATGCCCTGAGGTCCTATAACGCTTCCAGCATTTACTGTACTGCCGTCATGTGCTTCTAAAATAAGGTCGCCGTTGCCGTCTACAGAACCGCTAACGATAGCGGCGTCTTCTATAGCTTGCATTCTTGCGGCTGTATAAACGGTTACTGTAGCCATTAAACGTCCTCCTCGTTCTTGTCCGAACTACTTATTGTGTATGTGTCTGCGTCCAAATATACTATGTTGTCCGCTTCGATCATGTATTCAGTGTCTGTTACTTGAACGATCAAACCTTCAGTAGCGGCTATTGCGGTCCAAGTTCCATCGCCATTGTCTTGAATTATCAGGCGGTCCCACTTACGAATAAGGCTCGTGAGCGCTCGCATGCTTGGTAAGCTGGCGTTTCTAGCGTCGTCACCGTACAAAATATCTTCAATGTCGGCAAGAAGGTATTGATCTATCTCTCTGCTGTCTATGATTAGATGCGCACTAGGCCTATGGCCTTCTAAATATTCTGGTATCGCGGTTATGTCCCATTGAAAGTTTAGTGGAACGCCGTCTAGACTTAGAGTGCTTCTTGTTATTGTGCTTGGTTTGGCTGTCAAATTGTAAAGACAATGAATTTTATAACCCGTTGTGAGGTCCGCGTTTCCCTCGCCAACGAGAGTTCTATAGCTTAAACCAAACCTAGTTATCGGTTGATCGGTAAGATAGACGCCTCGTTGGTCTCTAACCATGCCTTCGCAGAGTTCGAACTCTTCGGGGTATGTGTAGGCCGAGATCCTTCCAGAAAAGTCGCCTAAAGTTACAAGATCGTTGATCTTGACTCCGTCCCAATAAACAGGCTCGGATTCGTTGTTGTTAATTTCTTCTACTGAGACCAGTCCGTTCCAAGCAACGCCGTCGATGCCTTCGACATAAAGGACGCCGCGATCAAGACCGGCCTCGTAGACCTTATCGCCTGATTGATGCCAACTTATAGCAGTCACTAGGCCTCCTTTATCCAGTAGAATTCATTTGCTCTCTCCGCTTCGCGTTCAGCTCTCTGTTGCGTGCGGCTAATTCGTTCTTGCTCGTCTTCTTTGGTTTGGAGTTCTTTATGTTACACACTCTAATTAAAGAAAACAGTCGGTTTAGATGCCACGTTTCGCATTCAAATGGAATATTAAACGCGATCATCCAGTAGTAAATCAGCTCAGATGTTACGGTTTCTCCACGCACTTTCTTTTGCGGCATGTCGCCAAAGGTGGTTGCCGACTGTTTAGATTCTATGTACGAGTTTATCTCTTCTATGTTTTTTGAGCTAAGGCTCAGAATAACGTCCGGAGAATAATCGTCGTCTACGATCATCGCCTTCACGTATTCTAAGATTTCTTCCGGAGACTTATCGTTAGCCTCTAGGAATGGTTTTTCAAATTTTGACTCCCATTTTGACAATGAGACCAGAGAATGCTCTAAATGAAGAACACAATCTTCAGTGGTTTCAAACTCTTCAGTATGTTCGTTGAAGAATTCGTTTCCTTCGATAGTGATTGTAAGCATTCTCTGGTCTCCAGTCTTAAATTATTAGCCCCCGAAGACGAAGAGGAAATCGTCGTCTACGATTGCTGGGAAGAAGTAACCCTGATCCGGTCGAGCCGTGATGACAGTGTCCACCGTGATGACATAAGCGCCAGAGCTGAGTGCCGTGGCGCCGTCGTAGTAGGTAACACCGGTAACGGTTGGGATGGTAATGGTATCCACACCGTCGAAGGTAGGCTCGGTTGGGGTGACCTCGGACGCCGTTCCTGAGAACAGTGCGAGCACTGCGTTAGGGAGAGGCAAGCTTGGGTCTGTACCGGCGGTGCCATAGAGGAAGTTCTCGAGGTTGGCAAGGGCGGCAGCATTGACCTGGGTTGAGTCAATGGTCAGAAGTGAGGTCGACTTGTAGCCGGTAACCGCGACAGGAGTCGTGGTAATTTCCCAACTGAAAGTAATTGCCTCAGGCGAGTCGTTAACAGTTGCGTAAGCGCGCTCCGAAGGGCTTGCCTGGCAACCGTAAACGAGATGGAGCTTGTAACCGTAGTCGTCTCCAGCAACATCGTTTCCGAGACGGGTGCGGTACGAAAGACCGAACACGCCGCGGTTCTGCTGACCGATGGTGACACCGGAGTAAGGAACACCGAGGCCGTCAAACTGAGCGAACTCATCTGGGTATGTGTAAGCCTCAAGCGATGCGCCGAACTCCTCGATGGAGAACAGGTTCAAGTATTTGGTATTGTCTGCCCAAATAGCGTTTGGCTCGGCGCCGCTTGGCGACTCCGTAACCGAACTAAGGCCGTTCCAGGCGACACCAGTAGTGTAAGCGCCTGCTTGATTTTGGATGTAAAGGACACCTTGATCGACACCGGTTTCATACAAACGGTCGCCGGTCTGGTCCCATAACAGTACTGCCATTTCTATCTCCTTAGAAGAAAAGTTTGAATACGTCGTGGTTTAAGTTATCAGCCGTATAGAATCTATCGAATACACACTTTGGTAATTCCGCTATCTTTGACGGTATGCCGCTATCTGGATTTCTGTCTATAACAGTTACCTGATAACGCATGTCATGGGAATACGGATGATCATCCGCAAAGGTTGTTTCTAACTTGTCTCTGCTATAGACAATACACGGATAATTCATTTGAATTGATGGGGGTGGCTGGAAGTAAACGTTACTTGTGCCCAAAATATCAACCAAAGTTTCGTGAAGATCAAGGCGTTGGGCCATTATACACGCTCCCTAAGCTCAAGATCAGGCGGGGACTCTTGACTTCTACACTTGTAACAGTCCATAGAGTCCCCGCCCATTCCACGTATTTGATTTTAAAGAAATGTTCTAGGGCACGATCGTCAGCAACAATACTGATTGAGTTTCCAACGGAAATATCGTTATTAAGCGACTCTCCTTTTTCAAACTTTGCAGTATTGCGCACGACGTCTCCGAAATATTGGTATCCCGTAATAACGTCTATCCAAACGCCAGAGTTTTCTGGGGTTTCAACGGTATCGCCGTATCCAACCTTACCATAATATCGTGCCATAGAACCTCCTTAGATTCAGCCGCCGAACGTGAACGACCAGCTATCGTCCTCGCTCGTTGCGAAGTAATAGCCGGTTGCAGGCACGGCGTCAACAACCGTATCAGCTGCGATGGTAACGGTGCCAGTGACGGTCGAGCCGCCAATCTTGTAAACGACACCAGTCGCGGTTGGGATGACGATCTCGTCAACGCCATCAAACGTCGGAGCGACAGTGATAGCGAGAACAAGCGAGCCCTCAACCTTCTTAACAACCATGGCCGACTTCATCTTGGTGAGTGCTCCGCACATGCGAGTCTCGATGAGGTACTTGTGCTGGTTGTAGTCGATGTCGAAGTCATCGAACATGGAGATTGCGCCACCGCGGTAGGGTCGCTTTAGCTGGATTTGTAAAGCGCCCGCAATTTGAACTAAATCAGCGCTTAAGATTGTTTATAAAAAAAATCCCAACAAGTAAAGCTTTTATTAATGTTTATCACTAA